TCCAAAGTTATGGTAGGTTCCCAGTCAAGCAATGTTCTTGCTCTCTCTATATTAGCAAGAGTTTCTCTTGCTTCACCTGGTCGTTCAGGAATGTTTACAGTATTGTCAGAAATGTATGACGCAATTTCATTCACTGAATGATTCTTACCACTACCAATATTGATAGTAATACCAGAATAGTTTGTCATCATTGCACATATATTTGCTCTGACAACATCATTTACATGAGTGAAATCTCTACGTTGCTCACCATCTCCAACTATAGTCAATGGTTCACCACGTTTCTTCTGCTCCTCAAACAATCCTATCACTGGTGCATACTGTCCTTTCAATGGTTGACGAGGACCATAGACATTGAAATACCTTAGTGTTATAGTCCTGAGTTTATGCAGTCTATAATACATGTGGCATAAAGTTTCTGCTCCTACCTTACTAGCAGAGTATGGATTCAAACAATCTGTTTCCATAGACTCATGTAATGGTGGGTCATTCAGTAGACCATAAGAAGATGATGTAGATGAATTGATAAACCTACTAGCACCTACCTGCCTAGCACACTCAAGCATATTATATGTACCTAGGTAGTTTGTTTCCAAACAGTCTCTAGGATTGTTCATAGCAATCTGAATTCTACTACGTGCTGCTAAATGAAAGACATAATCTACACCATCAAACAATGGTCTGCAAGCATCGAAGTCACGTATATCAACTATATGATTCTCAGCATGGTCCTCATACCAATTGAAAGCATCATTTGATTCAGCAGATTCATCATCAATAACTACTACTTCATGATTATTCTGTAGTAGTTGACCAACAACATGGGATCCTATAAATCCTGCTCCACCAGTTACTAAACATTTCATTTTTTAAGTCTCCCTTTAGGATCGTGTCCATGAGCAATACCTAGTTCATGCATCTTTGCATGTTCATCAATAGGATCTCGTAGATCTTTACCTCCTTCTCCAAAGGTAAGATACAATCCATACCCTACAACAAATAGTAATACTAAAACTATGAAAATTACAAATCCGTATTGAGGATCTATATTTCCATGAGGAATAATTGCCCCCTTACATTTAGTCCAAGTGCCAGGTAAATGGTACACTGGTGGACAAGAAAGAAAAATCATTTGATATACTCCACTCGATATGGTGGCATCTTTTGAACCTCTACTGGTACTGGTTTACTTAGATAATTTGCAAGTCTAGTATATGCATAAGCAGTAACAACTTGCGGTGCTATGAAAGCAACCATTGCTATAATCCAGAACCAATAGTAATAGTTCTCTTTGTTCTGTGTTCTCATTTGAATTCGCAGTTACACATTATCTCAGTAAGAGCTGCCAATAGATTTATCTCTTGGTCAGCTACAAAAGCAGATTGATATTGGTATTTCGCAATAATCAAAACTGCTTCAGGTATTGACTTTGGTTTCATAGACTCATAGATTGAGTCGTAAACACTCCTTAGTATAGCATTAGAATCGTTATCTAGATTCTGAACTATCCATTTCCTAACATTAGGAAACTGTTTATTAGTAAGATATCCTACTAGCTCCGTTACATTTATATTATCTAATTGTACAAGTATACCTGTGTCTATTGTTCCACTTGCAGAATATCTTTGCAACTCATTGAGAACCCTTCTCCAATCTGGGAAGTGCTTACTTACTAACTGTACTATAACTTTCTTATCACTCTTTACATTCTCTTGCTCTAGTATATAATTTATTCTTGTGAAGAACTGTGCTGCAATAGATGGTTTGTCCTGTCTACTAATACCAAAGTCAATAACAGAGCACCTGCTATGGAGAGGTTCAATGATCTTGTTCTTATAATTGCAGGTAAAGATGAATCTACAGTTCTTGTAGAAACTCTCAATGTTCGCTCTAAGAAGGAGTTGTACGTCGGAAGTGGTATTGTCTGCTTCATCGATGATGATGACTTTATGCTTCGACTCGCTTGTAAGAGAGACTGTAGATGCGAAGTTCTTCGCTTGGTTACGAACCGTATCCAAGAACCTACCTTCGTCAGAACCATTGATAACATAATAGTCTGCTCCCAACTCTGAACACAATGCTTTTGCTACTGTGGTCTTACCTATGCCTGGTGGACCTGACAATAATAGATTAGGAATCTCACCAGAATTTAGAAACTCCTTGAAGGTATTTTTAATACCATCAGGGAGAATACATTCTTCAATTGTCTTGGGTCGATACTTTTCAACCCAAATAAAATCACTCATTTTCTAGAAGTTTGTCAATAACAGTGCTTTTACCACTGAGTTTTTGAATAGTAAATAAATTAGACTTCTGATATTTTTTGAGTTTCTTATACTTTTTCAATATTCTACTCACCTCATCTTTCTGTCCTTCAGACAGTTCACTATTATCCGTCATAATTTGAATCAGGCTCCAATGCAATAAAGTAAGTTATCTTATATGAATTATTACTAAACTTTGCTAAATTTTTCTTACTTATAATTACCTTGTAAGATCCTCTGATAAGTTTGATGTTCTCCATCTTGAAATTGAAAGAGAATGTCTTATCAGTCTGACCAACTACTATATCAAAACTATTAGATGTATCATTCTTACGATCAGAAATTACTAATTTTATAACACCTTGAGCACCAACAACTGATAGATCTGGTAATTGTAATATACGTGCAGACTTTAGAATATTGACAAGTTGCTCTTCATGAATTACAAATTCAACATCCTCACTAGGAAGAACCATCTCCTTCTCAGGTGGTGCAATAATTACACTAGGATCAGAGAAGAAATAATTTGAATTAGTATGACCAGACTTAATAGATGCACAATTTGGATTAGTGGATACATCAATAGTTGGATCATCAAATAAACCAAGTGTATTCAGAAACCTTGGTAGATCATAGATAGCAAAATCTTTTGGAATATATTCTTCTATCTCTGCCTCCGCTAATACATTCTTCATTACGGAGATAGTCCTTATTTTCCTTCCTTCTTTGAAGGACAAAGACTGATTGATTGTTGTAAAATTCTGAAGAACTTCCAGAGTTTTAGGAGATACTTTCATAGCAGGTCGCAGTTTCATTGTAAAGGTTATTTGTCATAGTCTACAGCAAAAGCGGTAGGATTTCCAGCTTGTCGTTGGTCTGCTGCCGAACGCTTATCTGAAAAATGTAAGAGTAACATACCATAATGGATTATCTTGATGATATCCTTACGTGCTGTTCCTTTCCTGTCATATCGTGATGCATACTTTAGAACATTACTCCTACAGAATGCTTCAGCATCACCTACAGAATCAATAAGATCAAGAGTCTGCACATTTCCTACAGAGTAATGACCTTTGTAAGTGGTTGAAATATAATCTGAAATCTCTTTCAAGATTTCATCTTCACTGTACTTTCTCATACATATAGATCTTTTCAGTCTTTATTATAGCACATGCATTGAGGAACCTGCAACCCCAATACCGCATAACAAAGCAAACTCCAACAACCCGTGAGTTGCTGGAGGAATTGTAATGAATATACTACTGAAGAACGTACTGCCCAACATTTGAATAAGTGTATGCAACTAAAGTGACAAGAAAAATAATAACTGGCATGAGTAAAATTACTTACATGCTATTATATAGGTAATTATACCGAGTACTCCAAGCATTGCTCCACGACCATTACATCGTTCAGCATACTTCCAATAGTGATGGTTCCAATCAATCATGTTCCAGAAGGTGCGTATACTGGTTCCATTTGTTGCACTCTAATCATTTTACCACCATCTTCATCATCATCGTCATCATTATTAACTGCTCTTAGAATTAATTCAACCAACACCAAAGCAGCCATAGGATAGAAAACCCAGAGGACTGCCATGAATGGTGATATCGTACTAGAGTCGGCTATGAAGTCGCTCATTTTTATTTTGATACGAATATGTATTTATGTAAAGTATTTGAAATGGGTATAAGCACCTACGATTGCCCAAAAAGCAACCATTGCAAATCTTCCATTGGCTCTCTGCCATATTGCGGTATTTGTCATTAGAATACTCCAGGAATGATTTGACCTGTGAATGAGTAAGCACCTAGTGCTGCTACAATGCCTAGCATTGCCATCCATCCATTAAACTTTTCTGCTTCTGGTGTCATTGTTTTTTCTCCTTTCGTTTGATTTGTAATAGGGTTAGAAAGTGACTAGCATTGCTAGTGGTGTAAGAGACCTTTTGTATCAAAAGATTCCTGGCATAACTGCACCAAATAAGATGTAGTTATGAATTGCTGCAAAGAAACCAATCATCGCAAGGCGACCATTAGTTAGTTCAGCATTCTTCCAGTAATCATGATCGGTATCAACTTGAATCTGAGGTTCATGTGCAAACATATTCTGTTTACCATACTCAGTAGTTGTGTACCTATCCATACTGGATGTGGAACTTGTCATTCGTTTGTAAAGAAACGTAACATAATTATATAGGAAATATAAAGGTAATGCAAGTAGGTATTTTTACTGGTAACCGAACAAAATAAAGTAATAGTAATATAGTCTATAAGGTATCCTTATCTTTTTCTTCCATAGTTTGTACCAATGGTTCAATGTCTGGTATATCAGCATCAGTTAATATAACAGCAGGTACTGCTACAGTAAGAGCTGTTAGTGTCATTGAGACATGCAATAATTCCAAAAGTTCTGCCATCAATAATCATTCTCCTTCATTTCTATGTATTCTTTATTTTGTCTACAGATTCCATGTACGTCCATATTCTGATGTAAGTGTGCTGAAGTATGAAGACCTTCAATCAATGCTAATAATCCTATTAGTATGACTGGTAACATCCATAGGGGATGTCCTATAACTTCACCTACTGTTTCTTTTTTCATGGGTATATTTTAGCATAAAAAAAGACCCCTGCAATGCAGAGGTCTCGATCCATCTCGAACTAGAGATATTTAGAATACGAACTTACCACCTAACTTAGCACCCCAGTTAACCTGGTCGTCGCCATTAGAAGCTTCGTCAGTGATTCCAGAAAGTTCTCCGTATACACCGAATCTATCAGTAGCAGCGATGTTAACACCAACCTTACCAGAGATTTGAGTTTCAGAACCATCAGTTCCGTCAACAGCAACGAAAGAAGGACCACCTTGAGCGTATCCAGATACTTTCTCGCTTAGAGAACCTTCGATACCAACATGAAGATCTGTGGTTGCTCCAGAGTACTCTCCATCAGGATATGAGAGATTGCTTTCTACATTCACATATGGACCAGCAAAAGCGGCTCCAGCGAATAGGAAAGGTGATGCTGCTAGTGCAGCGATTGTTGATTTGATTGACATGATTGTTTTAGTATCTCGCAAGAAAAAACCCTTGCGGATGATAAGACCCCCGACATGGGATCTTTTTTACATCTACGCAGGGGTACGATCTTTCGATTCCTTTGTATGATCTATTTAGTATAACATGAACTTATGTAAACTGTCAAGTTATATCAAATAGAAAAGAGTGTGGGGAGTTGGATTCCTGTATTACCAACAAGAGGAGGGCATTACTACAGTAAGTAAGTTTTCGCCTCTGCCTGAGACCCGACTGGTAAATCGATTCTATCCGAAGATAGCAGCACCACCTGTGTCTCATCACCTTATCCAGCGTTTGCCAGAAAGATTATTCAGTCATCCCCGTATCGAAACCGTCGTTCCGATGTACATATTATAACAACTATCTCTCAAATGTCAATCTTTTAATCTTGAAAACCCATTCTCTTTCTTGAATTCAACACAATGATTGAACTTATCATACAACTCGTTCTTATGACTGATAATAAAGACGTTAGCATCTTTGATAACGAAACGAACTATCTTTAGAAATTCATCTGTACCAAATCCATCAAGTGATGAATCAAATACTTCATCCATAATAAGAAGATTAGTACATACACTATTCTTCAGTCTTGCTATCTCTCTCCAAGTAAACAATAGTGCTAAATCAATTCTCATTTTCTCTCCTTCAGAGAAAGAAGCATACGAAAATTTCTCATGTACTGGTGTCTGTACCTGTTCATTAAACTCCTCATCTAATGTAAAGTTGATGAAGAAATCCATACGTTGCAGGTAATCATTTACCTGTCTATTGATAAGAGGTAAGTACTTCCTTATGATACCAGACTTGACCCCATCGTCTTTCAGAAGGGCATTAGACTGTTGGAAGTACTCAAACTCATCCTTTACTTTTTCAAGATCCTCTAGGATCTTCTTGAGGTTGTCTTTGTATTCAGTTAGTTTTACATTTTCAGAAGTTCTGTTCTCAAGCTTATCGGTAATACTTTGAATTTCTTTCTCAAGACTCTTTCGGAGTTTATTTGAGTTAGATACTCTAATATTAAGTTGAGAGGTTTCATTCTGGAGGGTAGTAATCTCCTTTTGAAGTTCAAAGAACTTTTGTTCTCTTTTCTCTTCTTCAAGAATAGCACTTTCAATTTCTGAAAGATTATCTTGATACTTCGATAGAACTTGCTGGAGGTGGTCAAGTTTATTTACTCTAAATGATTCTTCAATATTCTGGGTACATGTAGGGCAAACTGTATTCTTTTGAAAGAAAACTAGATCCTCATTGGATGTTTGTTTTTTTGTTTGGATCTTAGTTTTATATGATGATAACTTCTTTATAGTATCACCTGAACTAATATATCGCTCAATTTCCTTCTCCTTACTAGAGACTTGAGAGATGAGATCTTCAATACGTTTTTGATACTCGGAAGATTCTTCTTCACATGTAACAATACTCTCTTGTTTTTTCCTAATGTCATTTTCACCTGACTCCTCTATAGAACGAATAAATTGTTTCTGCATTACTATTTTATCTCCAACCGATTCTTTCTTTAGCTCCAGCACCTTCAGATTGTCCTTAGATACCTTTATTTTCTCCTTGAGGAGATCAGACATGGTTGAGAACACTTTGATATCAAGGAGGTCTTCGATGACTTCTCTGCGATGAGAAGAAGATAGTTGCATGAAAGGAACAAAAGAGGCAGACCCAAGAATAACAATTTGAGTGAAGCTCTTATAGTTGAGTTTGAGTATCTGCGTCTCCAATGATTTCTGCTGATCATTTGCAGAACAGTCTTCATTAAGTTTTTTTCCATTTTTATATATCTCGAATATGTTTGGTTTAATTCCTCTTATAACTTTATAATTTGTTTTGTTTATATCAAACTCTATCTCTACCTTAGTATCTTTTTCGTTTACTGAATTGACTAGCTGACCCTTATTAATCTTTCTAAATGGTTTACCAAATAAAGAAAATGTCAATGCATCTAATACTGTACTCTTACCAGCACCATTAGCACCAATAATAAGAGTATCTTTATTTTTGTTTAGTGGAATTGTAGTGAAGTAATTTCCAGA